TCAGCAACGTGGCAGTTGGTAATAATTTACTGTCGAATCAAGCTGTATCGAATGCTATTAACCCGAATTTTGCCAGCCAATCGATTGTGCCAACCTCGTTAATGCCGTCAAATTTGCTTGAATTCCCTACGGTAGATCCTTTATTTCCAGAAGGCGGGACGGCAGACATTACGCTACAAAATGCAATGAACCCGACGGGCTTACAAAATAATCCGTTCACTTACCAACTGCCACGTTGCTGAACGGGTTATTAACTAAGTTTGTAGGGTTTGTAAGGTTGGACAAAGTATTAGACGCTGTGCCACCTGCCGGAAATAACGGATCTGGCACTGTGTTTGATAAATCAAAATAATCTGTTGGAATATTAGACGGCAAATTAGAAGCGCCAGTCATAAAATCAGGTAATGCGTTTCTTATACCTTGTATCGGATTGCCTAATGCGTCACCCACTTGTCCAGGGATATTTGTAATCGCATCAGGTAACACGTTACCTACAGCATCGCTTATAGCTCCACCCGCTGCACTGAGTCCACCCGAGGTTGTTGCAGCCGTTAACGCTGTCTGTGTTGGATCAAAATCTGTTCTTAGTCCTGTTGCTAAAGTATTTGCAGATGTAACAAGGCCCAGTTTTGCTGCTTCTGCTGCCGTTAAATTAGCAAAACCACCAGCACCTTTGACTATTCCCGCACCATAACCAGCCGCGCCAGCTTGTGCAGTATCTAAAGCAATATCACCTATCGGTTTTCCTTGAATGCTGCCAATGGCGGCAGCCGTCGCCATGCCCAGATAAGGATTAATAATCGTTGCGCCTATTTTTAACGCTGGCGCTATAAAACGGTCAAACACAGAGCCTTTTTTATTTTGAAATTTATTGCCTGTATAGCGAGCGCCGTAGTCGATGCCGTCAAACGCCATTCCCGCTGGCATAGCGTCCGTGATTTGGCCTGTTTTTAAATAATTATCATAAGCTGCCGCAGCTTGCGGCCCATAGCGCTCGCGCGACGTTTGTCCTTGCGGCCCGAGAAAATCTTTCATCCCATTCCAGATGGACTTATTGCCACCCATTTTAGCTTCAGATTCAGGGATAGGGCTTTGCGACCAGGGCTTTACGCCTTCGGCATACTGTCCATACGTTTCCCATATATTTTGATAGCGATCTGTGACGTTGTTTAAGTCAATTCCGTAATTCGTAGCGCCAACACCAACCATGTTATAGGGCAATTCTTTGGCGTCAAATTGCGACGGATTTACATAATAGGCCGCTGGCTCTACATAATCCGGCAAATTCCACCGTACAGTCGGCGAAAAACCAGCATCGCTTAATGTTTTTTCTTGTTTGCGTGCGGCTACATTCTCTGGCTTTTGTGCTTCTACTCGATCTAGGCGACCTTGCAGATTGTATTCAGGCTTTGAAAATTCGGTTTTTAGCAAACCCGTCATCCCAGGATTGCCGCCAGGCGCATAATTTTCTAATTTTGACAGCGCGTCTGCTTGGCTTGTTGGCTTTTGATCATTAATAAAATTACGCATGATCAAGCCAGTCACGCCTGTGCTGAGATTGGTTTCGTTTAAAGCATCAACGTATGGATTAGCCATTATCTTAGCCCCTTCGCTGCAATGCTGGCGCGAACACCAATCGCATGATCAAACCCACCAGCAATATCGACTCTAAATCTCATATAACGTGCGCTCTGTCTTAAATTGTGTTGCCCTGTGGCGCTGTTTACCGTCACACCTGACGAATAGGATATGTCTGAGTTTTGATTCGCCCTGGTCGCCACATAGACGGTATTAACGGCACTTCCGCCCTCAATCAAAGGCAGCACGTTATTGCACGTCAAAATATTGGTGTTTTCGCTTGCCACTTCTTCAGATTCCAAGCGTGCGGTTAAGGCCGTCCCAGTAAAATCACCTGATTTATGGGCTGTACTGAACCCATATAAACCAGCTGCACCGCCTTTCCATAGATCAGAATCTAACGATGCCGGAAGGTTGTCGAGCGTGTAACTCGAACCACCGACCGAATCTAATTCGTCCAGCGTGTAACCAGGTGACAAGCCATCAAATATAATCTCAGTATCGATAACCGCGTAACCCCAGCGATCTGATTTCCAATCGTAAATTAACAGCTCATCGTTACCGGATGCGCCGTTCGGGTACGACCAGACAACCTTAGAGTTGGCCGGATCAATCGCCGCTGAGATGGTGTAATAACTTTCTTTATTAACGCGATCTAAGAACCAGCGATCAACCTTTTGGTCGCCGATAGGTGTCGTGCCTTTTCCAATGTCATAACGCTGAAAGCCAGACTCGGATAAAAAGAACACACTGTTTCCGTAGCGCACCACAGATCCCTCGGAAGGCGTCCCAATGCCAACCGAGGTCTCATTGAACGACCAAACTAACGGCGGCCCCTCATAACGCATTTCCCAAATCGAGCGCTCTTGAAATATTACGCCAACATCGCCGCCAGTCACGGCCATAATTTTGCCGCCATTGCCGACCAAATCCTGAAAATCAGCTTGCGTAGCAGGGATAGTCCCCCAGGATGTTTCGTTGTTTTGGCCTGACCATTGGACTCTTGTCGGATGCGAGGCAATATCGCCAAGAACAACAAAAGAGCGCACGCCTGTAATGAAACGAGCCTTTGGTGGGCTTCCGCCTAAATCAGCAAAAGCAGATGTCCCATCAATCGGGCCAATCTGTATGTTGTCAGCAAAATTAGTCGCAACGACTTGCGTGCCAAATTTTAAGAAATTCCAGTTATCTAGCGCATCGTTTCCATAGCCGCCTGATTTAGATTTATCTGTCCAGGTACCCGCTGCATAGCGATACAATTTAGTCGCATCACCTGCAAACATGCGCACATTGGCATCGCCATCGATCATCGCAACCGCGCCTCTGGCTTTTGCAGTCAGCGCAGTGGAATCTGTCGCAAGTGAACCCCAGGAGCGAAAACCTGTCCCATGCGGCTGTATATTTTGCGCATGCGTCACCCCTGGCGAAGATAAAGCAGCTTGATCGGGCAACCATTCGCCAAATTTTAATGTGGTTGGTTTGATCATGGTGTGATTGAATCCGTTTTAACGCTGATCGGCCCTTGATTCACACGGCCCTGGCGATAAGTCTCTGACGCTGACCAGGCGGCCACTTTATATTGGTCGAGCCAATCTTTTGAGGTCGCATCGTCCTGGGTAAAGCGGAACGCATGAAACAAACACGCCGCCAAATACACATCAGGATAATCAGTCAACACCCAGTTGGTCGTATTCGACGCAGATAAGGCCGTTACTTTTGGATAGTAGGACAGCTCATAGGCATAAGTCGAATCTGGGGTTACATCAAATTCAATTTTGTCTGAAATAGTGTAGAAACGCGGCAAACCAGTTCCTGATCGGTTGTAGACGGTTAACTGTGTCGGATCGACGTAACGCACAATGCCTGTCACGCCACCAGAGGTTAACGTCAAACGATAGGAATCTAAATAATCTGCGGGCAGATCGAGCGTGTTTGCTGACGTTGACAGCGTGCCTGATAAGCGCGTGATGTTGCCTCGAACCCCGCCAATCTCCGCCAAACGTGGCAATGATGGCGCACGTTTTAAATACGTTTCTGCGAGATCGATAAAGTTGTCGATATAACTGGTTAAATCATCTCGCGCAGTCCAATCGGCGATGGCTGTTTTTAATTCACTGTATGTCGAGATTGCCATGCTTTACGCTTCTCCGTAATGTTGTTTAAGACTAGCTCGGCGTGTACTGAATCACCCATCAGCTCTAACCAGCTACAATTGCCTGTCATCGAATCAAATTCTTTTCGCCAGGCATCCGCAAAGTCACAATCTTTTGTCTCAGGAAAATGCGGTATACCAGCGGTGTAGTGAATTAACTTAGGCGCGTCTATAGGCTTGTCGTAACCTACTGTGAAATTCCATTCTGTCGGTAGCTCGCCTACTGAGTCAGCCCATTTAAAATCACTCGGATGGTTGTTTTCATCGTTAATATAATCAGCGGTCAATGTTTTGCATTTCTCATTGTTGAACACCATCATCGAGGGCCATTCAAAACGATTCTGGCTTTTAACAACTGAGACCGCATGCTCTGTGTCAATCAATGTTTCTAGCTCGTTTATATCGGTTTGTAACAGCATGTCAGCGTCTAAAAATACGCTTATTCCTTGAAAGCCTGATAACGCAGGGACTAAATAACGAGAATAAGTAAAGTCGGTCAAACCGCTTCTGGTAATAGGCAATGTTGGCAAGACTAAAGGCACGATGGCTAACGGTTTACTGGTTCTGCGCGTGATAGACCATTGCAACACGTTGAAAGCGACGGGCTGTCTGGGATCGATACCGATATAGACTCTCATCTTTGCGACAACAAGCCGTTTGTTTCAAATAATGAATCTAACTTGTCCTCGTAAAATAAAGGCAAACCAAAACTATCTCTTTCTTTTGCGTGAGCTAATGCTTTTTTTCTAATAGATAATGGAATAGCACTCGCATTTCCTTCAACTTTCATGTTTTGCAATATTTTTAATTCGTCCTTCGTTAAAGTTGGCACGATCAAAGGATAAGGTCGGCCATTGAAAGCATCTGAGCTTGTGCTTAATTCTGTCATTGTTGAATTGTTATAATTACTAGGTATCTGCCCCAAATAACCACGATTAGATTTTTTAGTGCCATCGACGCGAGTCATATCCAACCGATTAGTCGATAAACTGTAAGGGTTAGCATCAAACATATTTGGCTGATTTAGTAAGCTAAAAAAATTCATGCTATTTTTATTTTTCCTGTTTTCATCT